AGGTATTGTGCTTTCTAGTGGAGAGTCCGATACGGGAAATTACAGATGGATTCAAGTTGTGAATGATGCAGTTCTTTCAGTATTGACTTCATCCACCTTGAGTCAGGATGGCAATTTAGTTGGGCCTACGATTCCTGCTGGTATTGGCATTGGTGGTAGGTTTACAGCAATTACTGTAACTAGCGGTATTGTTATCGCCTATTACGTCTAATGAGTCAGTTTGCACAGAGTGGCAGTGCGATGGACGAAGCCCAATCCTCGGATGGGGATGGTGGGTTTCTGAGTGTGAATCAGAGATTACAGCTGAACCAGCTAGAAGTTGGTGAGGTGCGTGAGTCGTTGAACGGACGGATGGAAGGATATTGGAAGCCTCGCAAAGGAGTTGTCGCTAGGACAGGTTCTCTGACAAGCGGTGGGAGTCCACTTACGATTCCGTTCTTTCTGATTGATTCAGCTAAAAACATTACTGCTGCAAGTGTTACTGCTGGCGTAGTTACGATTACAATTACAGGTCACGGGTTGACTGGCACGGCACTAGGCAGGATTACTGGGTTAGTAGGAGATGCCGTAATGGATGGAGATTTTGTCTTAACGGTAGCTAGTGCTAATACATTGACGTATACGGTTACAGGATTGACTTCGATCAGTGACCAGACAGGAACTTTATCAGGGACACCTATCAACGATGCTGCCAACGTCAACGTCAGAGCATCTTGCTTGTTCAGTGATCCAAACACAGGGAATGCAGAGAGCATCGTGCTGGCGTTGGACACGAAAGCAATCTTGGTGGATCTAGATGGCTACACCACGCAGGATATTGAATATCCAGCTGGTCAATCTGTTACTAGCAACACTGACATGATACAAGCGTTTGATCGCGTGTTTCTATTCCGTGATGGGTCGCAAGCATTTGAGTGGTTTCCTAATGGTCGGCAGATCGAGAGTGCTAGTTCTAGTGCATTTACTGTGACGATGCGAGTTAAGGATCACGGATTAACTGTGGGAGATAGCATTGTGGTTAGTGGGCTAACTGGAGGAACGCCAGCCAACGGGACGTTTGCAGTTGTCTCTGTTACCGATAAGGATGTTTTTACTTACACCTTTACGACTTCCCAGACCGTTACATTTGTAGTTACGGATGCCATTCTAAAGGCAGACTTTACCTTAGTCCCTGGAGGTGCTTACACCCAGCCACAGGTTTTTGTTTCCACTACTGGTTCGGTATCTGCTGGAGTCGTAAGTCTTACCGTTACGGGAAACACAACCATAATCAAAGGTGATACAATCGTAGTGTATGAAACAAACATCCCTACGTTTAGTGCTATTTCTGGTCAGTCTTTCGAGGTATTGAGTGCCACAACTACGAACATCTCATTTATTGCTCCAGTAGCCAATCTTGCAAGTATACCTGGTAGTCAGCAGATTGAATTCGGTGGAAGATTTAGTGTAGGTGGTGGATTTATCCATCAACCTGCTCCGCCATGGGGTGTTTACTTCCAGCGTAGATTATGGGTTCCATTTTACTACACTCCAAGCGGAACGTATAACTCACCCGTCTATACAGATAGAAATATCACCGACGAGATTGCTGTGTCGGACATTTTAGATAGCCACACGTTTGACCAGATTGCCAATCAGTTCCGAATTACTGGTGGCACGGCAGATTACCTTGTGGCAATGCAGGGGTTTTACGACGACAAGCTAGTTGTCCTTAATCGCAATAGCTTGCACCTTATCAGCGGCACTACTGGGAGCTTAAATGACACCCGTGTGACTGCGCTGACTAACGAAGTCGGGTGTTTAGCTAAAAAAAGCGTTGTTATGAAAGGCAATGCTATGTTTTTCCTTTCGGATGAAGGTGTGTATGCTGTTGAGTTCTTAAATGACTACAACCTTCGCGGTGCAGATGAACCTATTTCTAAAAACATCCAGCCGTATGTTGACAGAATCAACAAAAATCTAGCTGCTGAGGCAGTTGGAACTCTGTTCAATAACCGATATTACCTTGCTGTAGCCTTAGATTCTATTGCTGGAGCTAACGACGCTATTGGAAACAATACAATCTTGATCTTTAACTTCCTAAACAAAGGATGGGAGTCTATAGATACATTCGGTGCTGGTGATTTTATCATCAAAAACCTAATTATTGGCAGCGCATCTGAGCGAAACAGCATTTATGCCGTGACATCGCTGGGTGGAGTGCATGAACTAGAGGCAAGAGAGATATCTAACGATAGCTTAGTGTCTGCTGGCGAAGTAACCGACTTCCCAATTCAGTCATCTTTGACGACTAGAGGCTATGCACTGGGCAATCTTGATCGCAAACGCTTCACAGATGGGCAAATCACCATGCAGTGCGTCAATGGCGGTCTAGGCGAGTATGACATTTCCTTCGCAGCAGAAGATCCAGACAATAACCAGAGCATCGGGACAACAACTATGTTCCTTGATGGCGTAGTGCTTGGCACAGGATCTACTAATGAGGACGAGACTGGCAACATTCGCTTCCGTCTTGGCGGCATCAGAGGCTATCTGGGAACGCTAACCTTGACACGGACAATTGGTTCCCCTAAGATCACGTCTATAAAAGTTACAGGCTCTGTAACAAACCGACAAATCATCTCACAAAAATAATATGGCTGGAGTAGTAGAAACAACGCACACTTTCGCAACAAACGAGGTTATCACTAGCACGTTGATGAACAACATCATCGACCAGACGCTATTTACAAGCGATGCCTTGTCGGGAGGAACTCTTGCGCTGACTGCTGGCAAGCTAAAGGTGGCAACATCAGGCATCACCTCAAATGAGATGGGTGTTAATTCGGTTACAACTAATGCAATAGCATCTTCATCAAGTGCCAGCACTGGAGTTACATTTGCAAAGATACAATATGTAGCCAACATGAAAGCATTAGGAAATGTTTCTGGTTCTCTCGGTGTTGTAGCAGAGGTTTCTATTCTTGATGAGGACAACATGGCAAGCGACAGTGCCACTTCATTAGCTACTCAGCAAAGCATCAAGGCTTATACTGACACTAAGTTTGCAGCAGTAATTACAAGAGGAACGGCAGTTGCTACAACTAGTGGAACAACTGTTGATTTTACATCTATACCATCAACAGTTAAGCGGATTACAGTAATGTTATCTGGGGTCAGCACAAATGGAACTAGTCCTGTTATTCTTCAACTTGGAGATTCTGGTGGATTTGAAATAACTGATTATTTAGGTAGTGCCGCAGAAGTGAGATCAACTCCAGACTTAGATTTATTTACAACTGGTTTTGGATTATTACAATCTCCAGCCGCAGCTGATTTATTCTATGGTATTGCGACGATAACTAATCTATCTGGCAATGTGTGGGTCTACTCATTTACTGGTGGCAGTTCTACTATAGCAAATAATTACATTGGAGGTGGGAGCAAAACATTATCAGCAACACTAGACCGCATACGTCTTACTACTGTTGGCGGCGTAAATACTTTTGACGCAGGATCAATAAATATCATGTATGAGTAATCGTAAATAAATCCACACCTTAAAGCTGCGCAAAATTTATGCACAACCAATTAGAAACACTTAAAGAAGAGGGCAACACCGAAAATGTAATTGCTCCTAAAGTGCCGTCTATGGAAGAAATTGCTGCGGCATCTATGGTTGAACAGCTTGAATATCAAATGTCTCAAATGCCAGATGGGTTTTTCCCTACGGAGCATTTGTTTTTACCAGGCATGTATATTCGGAAGATATTTATGCCAGCTGGCTCGTTACTTACGAGTATGCAGCATAAAACCAAACATCCGTTTGTTATTACATCTGGAAGATTGCGCGTCATGGATCAGGTTGACGTTGTTGAATATGAAGCACCTATTGTTGGTGTTACTGAAGCTGGAACAAAAAGAGTCCTGTATATTTACGAAGACACAACTTGGATTACGTTTCATGCAAATCCAGAAAACATAAACGATCCAGATAAAATGGTTGAGTATTTAACCTACCCGAATGAAAACCCGCTTTTTGAGAAAGATGATCCAAGAGCTAATTCATGGAGCAAAGACAGATATAAACAAGAAGAAATCAATATGATTGAAAATACGGAAAAAACAATTAACGACTTTGGAGGTGAGTTAAGCTAATGTCACTTGTAGCAGTAGGAACAGCAGCAACGGTAGTTGGAGCAGGCGCATCATTGTATGGCGCATCTCAGGCAGGAAAAACACCATCAGTCCCTAAACCTGTTGATATTTTCAAAATAGCAAATAGAGGTGCTGATGCAGGAACTAATCTTGTAGATCGGCAAGCTGCTGGTTTGATAGATTACTATGGTGAAAATACTCCTAAATTTTTACAGTTAAGCGAAAGATTTGGTCCTGAATTCATGAGGCAAATGTTCGGGCAAACTGGACAATTCTTTAGCGGTGTTAATGGGCAGCCTGGGTTTGATGCGCTTCAACTTTCAACATCTCAACAAGCTGGCAAGACCTTAGCTCAAATCCGTGCTGAAGAACTTGCTCAGATGACTGGGCAAACAGGTTTGACTCGCGGTCTTTTGCAGTCCTTGTCTCCAGAGCAAGCAGCAGTCGTTCAAGCATCTGCACAAGAAGCTGAACGCGCGCGCGCTGCCGCACAAGGCGTAACGCCAGAAGAGCAGCGAATGTATCAACAAGCTGCCAGAGAAGCGGCTCAAGCATCTGGACGATTAGGAGGCAATGCTAGTATTTTCTCTGAGGCTATGGGTCGTGAAGATTTAATGCGTCAGAAGCGTGAGCAAGCTGCACTAGCTGGAGCCAATGCCTTTAACCAAGCTGGTTCGTTTTATACGCAGCCTGGGTTGCAAGCACTTAGCGAAGCTCCGTTGTCTTACAATGCTGGACAAAAGAATCTAGCTTTGGGCTTACAACTTGGTCCAGCATCATCAGGTGAGTTTGATTACAATATGCCACTCAACTTGGCAATGAATCAAGCAGGAGCACAAAACCAAGCAAACATGGCTAACTACTCCATCAACGCTGCAAATCAACAAGCAAAAGCTGCTGCGTTCTCGTCAGTAGGAAATAGTTTGATGGGGATGGGTCTTGGATCGGGAGGTGGAGCTTATGCACCTGGATCAATGACGGCAGGAAACATGGGAGCTTACGCTGGAAATATTGGTAAAACATTTACTGGGCAACCACTCAGAGCATACACAGTTTAATATCATGGCACTTATTGGCGGACAAATAAATACAAGTAACTACCCGCAACCTGACTATAGCGGAGTTGTTAATGCTGGTCAGATGCAAGCGCAAGGACTAGCTAACATCGGCGCAGGTATTGGGAAAGTAATCGACAACTTTTCTCAGGCTAAAAAAGAGCAGAAGAAAGTTGACGCTTACAACAAAGCGTCTGCCAAGTCTATTGAAGCTGCGATCACTCTAGGTAAATCGTATGAGATTCAAGGAGTAGAAGAAACGCTCAGTCCATTCTTGAAATCATACAACGATCCTAACCTTAGCCCTATCGAGAAAGCAGCATTGCTGGATGAAGGCAAAGCGATGATTCCTAATGTGTTTGGTCGATTTGATAAGAGTCAAGCTATGCTTATTGAGCAAGCTCAAAATGCACCTGCACCAGCAGCACCATTTGCTTTTACTGGGTCTGAATTAAAGAAAACAGATAAAGGTGGTCTCTATGTTCTTAAAGGTAATGACGGTTTAGATTATGACCCTAAAACAAAACTTCCAATTTTTGACCTAACCGCTTTTGGAGAAGGGCTTCCACCAGAAGTTTTTTCCGCTGGAGCAATTCCCGCTGTTAATCCTATTGACGGAGCATTAAATATGTTTCCAAACTTGGATGGCACTCCTGGATCAATGCCTCCAGT